GAATATTTGCACATGAATTTCATTCAATTCTCCAATGACAAAAAGGGAAGACCCCCGTAGGAGTCCTCCCTAGTTGTTTACTTAGGCCGGAACAGCCAGAGCAACAGCAGCGCCGTCGCGCAGTTCATCGCAGCCGAACAGAACGTCAGCCGTGAACAGCGTACCGAGGTACTCTTGCTTGTACTGGGTCTGGGTACGAACACCCATCTGCTCAACCAGAACAGCGAAGTCCTTGTGAGCCAGTAAGCAGATACGGGTAGCCGTAGAGCCAGAGGTCGTGTCAGCGTTAGAGGTCACGAACACGGGGATGCCGTACACGTTGCCGATTTCGCCGTTACGGATGGTGTTGTTACCGCCCTGCTCGCCCACGAAAGCCTGCTCGGTGAAACGAGCAATGCCCATCAGGGTGTTGCGGGTAGACGGGGGAACGATCAGGAAACGACCGTCCATCGGCACATCCTGGTCGTCAAGACGCTGGATCGAACGACGGATAGCAGCGTCGGTCAGAGCGCCAGAACCCGTGTTAGCACCGGCGTTGTAAGCCGTCGTGCCGTCAGCACCAGAGAAAGCACCGCTGTAAGCAGCCGTACCGCCACCGCCTTGAACCTTGCGGCCCAGACGGATCAGGGTCGTGTCCACTTGACGGCCCAGGGCGTAGCCAGCGTCGTCCGTGTAGAACTGACGCAGCGACGACAGGGCTTGGGCTTCCACGATGTCTTCGATCAGACGCGAGTATTCCCAGTGTTGATCGATAGCAACCGTCTTCTCGCCTTCAGTAGCAGCGATCAGGGTCACTTGGCTACCGGCGGCCTTGGCCGAAGCATCACCACGGGTGGGGGCGGGAATGTGAACGGTGTCACCCTTCTTGCCCTTGAAGTTCATCTTCTTGATCAGGTTAGCGGCAACAAGAGACTTCTTGTAAGCAGCAACGATCTCATCACTCCATACCTCCGGAATGAAGGTAGCAGCGGTGGTAACGGTAACGTTATTAGTACCTAAAGGCATTTGATTCTCCTAAAACAAGTTATTTATTTAACCCGCCCTTCAGAGTACGCAGCCATGATTTCAGGTTGTAAGGCTTCGTATCGGGCAGGGTCTGTCATGCGTAGCCGGATAAGGTCGGCACGGCGATAAACTTTCTTAGAAGACTCCCCGGTTCCACTCACGTCTACAGCAGCAGCTTTCATTTCGGTTTGTCGCACTTCCTTAGCAGCCGTAACCGCTTCGTTAGTACGAGTACCTTTGATAGCCTTGAAGGTAGAAATCAACTCATCAGCAGCGTTAAAGTCGTACTGTGCATCAGCCAGTGCGTACATGTTCACGCGCATCGGAGAAGATTTAACCCATGCTGCAAACTCAGGGTCTTGAACCACATTAGCAAAGTCCGGATGCTTTTTAGCCAGTGCTGCTTGCGTCTGTAATTGACGCATTTGCATGGTAGCCTGCTTTGCAGCAAGAACATCAGGATGGTTTGCTACAGCGTTTTGAACCGCTGTCTTGGGGTCTTCAAAAAAGTCTAATTCGTTTTCTACTTCTGGAGGCTTCTCTTTACGTTGAGAGAGTTGTTGCTTCAGCAGCTCATCAGCTAATCGTCGAACTTCACCAACCTCTTGTGCCTGACGACCAATGAGCTTTTCAGCCTCTTGGTGCATCGTCACAATCTCCTCAAGACTCTTGCCCTTGTACTTATCGGGAATCTTGGGAACTTCTGGTGCAGCGGCTGCTTGAGCCTGCTGTTGTTCTTCTACAGCTTCTAATTCGCTTTGCTGAGACAGGTCTTCATTTTCAATAAGAGCCATACCTAACCTTTCCTGCCCATACGGGTTCTAGGATAATCTAATGCAATCAGGTTATTCGCCGTGAGAGGCGGCCTTCTTGCGTTCTTGTTGCTGTTTCTCCGCCCTCACACGCTCCCATCGGCTGTAAGCACCAGGGAAAGCCCCGGTAATGCCTTCTAGGTTCACGCGAGGGGCAGAAACAGCGCGAGTAGCGGTAGTGTCACAATGAATGCACTTTACGCTACGGATATCATCGTCAATCAGTTTCTCAAACGTATGTCCGTCTTCGCATACGAATTCAAACATTCGTTTCATTCTTCTTCCTCCAACTGCTTAAAGACTTCCTCGCAGGTTTGCTTGCGCCGTAAGATAAGTTCAAGAATGTCCAACTGGCCTTTCCGGAAGTAAAGGTCTTGTGTGTCCGTTACCAGTGATAAATCGTTGATACTGTCTTTTAATCGTTGCAAGTCTTCTACTAAGTCAGTCCATCCGGGCTGGATAAAGAGAGTAAACTGATTCTCGTAATACTGTTGTAAGGATTGTTCCATGAAGGAGTCCTATAAAGTTCATAATAGTATATTATACCAAACTTTTACACTTTTGTCAAGTACTTTTTACTGTTTTCTTGACATTTGTGCTAAAGCAATGCGTTCGTTGCTGTCAATGTCCTTCTCTTTGATTGCCAATTCAGCCAATTTCACCCGACGGGCAAAGTCAGCAGACTCATCATTTTCATTGAGGTTGTTAGACAGGGCAGCGATCAGCTTAGCTTGAGCCAGTTGCGGCGTAACTTGGGCTTCAACAGCGGCCTTCTGAGCCTCTGCCTGCTCCCGTGCTGCCTTAGCCTGGGATTCCTGCAACTGAGCCTGCACCAGAGCCATCTGAGCCTGTTGCTGCTGCATTGCAGCCTCTTGAGCCTGCGGATTGGGCTGAGACATCTGCTCCAGAGCCGCCAGAAGGTCACCACGGTTGCTCAGGCTGCTGTTCTGGAGGATTCCACGCAGAATCAGAGGCAGAACAGGCGTATCCGGGCCTAAAGTCTGCAACAGGGCAATCATTTGCTGCTGTTCAAACTCACGGGCAAGGATGCCAAGAGAAGCAGTCGGTACAAACGTCATATCCACCGTCGGATAACGGTCAGGATCGAACTGCATGTAGCGGAAAGCAGCCTTGTTGATGAACGGAATCATAAAATCTTCTTGGAAGTTCGTCAGCGTACGCTTGTACTTCTTGATGATTCCAGCCATCGCCATGCTCATACCGCCTGCACCAGCGTCACGGGGCACATTTGAGGGCATTCCTGCACTGTCAACGGTTCCGGTGGCCTGCAACAGCATACGCTCGAAGTTCTGAGCCGCATTCATGGCATTGCCATCGGTTTGACCGAACTTGAACGGGAACAAAATCTCGCCAGGATTGCCGTTGGTGAGGATAGCCTTACCGGGTTTAACCTCAAACTTGGCTCCACGAGGCAGGCGCGTAGCGTCCATTGCAATCATAGGTGCCGTTGTAAGGGCCAGGGAGTCCATATGGGCGCGTAATTGCCCGTCAATGGCCTTCTGCATGTTGTAAGCCTTTTCAACCGTGCCACGGCCCCAGAAACGGCCAGGAACGGTGTCATCTTGGTAAGCCACCACAGGCCGATCCTTCATCATGTAAGGATTTTCTTCGGCTTTGAGCAGCATACTGTCGTTGGCAATCACGACAATGGCTTCAACTAGGTTACAATACTTGTCACCGACAGAGTTTTCAGGGAAAATCTCTTCGTATTCTTCATCTTCGTTCTCAGACAACAGTTCACGAGGCACCAAACCGTAGTAGGTGACCAACTTTACCTTGTCGTCTTGGAACTGTTTTGGGTCTTGAGTAGGCTCAAGTTCCTGATCTTGGTACTCGGTGGTAATGTCTACCTTCTTGTAGATACCGTTTTCGATACCTTCGACGATCTTGTGGATAGAGACATACTTCTCAATGGCCACACCGAGGGCTTCTTCGATGCTTTCAGCGTTCGGATCAATCAGGAAGTTCTTGGGATTGACCGGCTTGAGCTTGATTGCTACTCGTTCAGTCTCCTGAACACCGATAGCAGCCGCATCCGTGACACCAGGAATAGCCTGAGTCGCAGGGATGTACTCCATCTCGGACTTGACCACGATCTCACCGATGCCAGTGCCGTAGATTTCTGCCATCAATTCGATGTGATCGACAGACTTCTTGATCTTGTCCTTCTTGAAGTCCTCCATCAACTGCTTACGAAGGGCTTCAATGTCCAGCGGTGAGCCGTCAACATCACGAACATCGTCTTCGATGTCGAAGAAGTCTCCGTTACCGAAGATAGCCTCTACAATCTCAGCGTGACGAGTCTCTACCGCTTGTTGGGTGGCTGGACTAATGATGCGAGAGCGTTCCGAATCACGAGTGCGATCACTTGAATCCCACTGCCCACGAAAGATACGCTCATACTCAAGCCAAGAATCTAGGTAGTTGGCATCACGATGGTCACGCCACCGCATGATATGGTCGGTAATCCAAGCCGTGAGTTCTTTCTCGTTCTCTGTCGGCTCCTCAAACTCTTCCTTCTTGTTATCGTATTCCATCACCACTTTTCCTTGTTGGCCCAATAAGCCGCAGACATCTTGCCCTTGGCAATGTTAGCAGCGTGTCGAGCTTTGAAAGCCTCATTGCGTTTAGAGCCTTCAGGAGAACCAGTAACTCCCTGCTGCCCAAAACGAATTGTTTTAACCTTGTCTCCTTCCTTGGCCACAACAACGTGGCTCTTGGTAGGATGGTCTGGCGTGCGCTTAGGCTTGTTGTAGCCACTCACGCCTGCACGGGTAAGCCGGGAGTCTTTGGTAGCCATTACTTAGCCTTAGCTAAACACTTTCCGGCTTTCTTGCACTTGGCCGGAGTAGGACAACCAGGACAGGGCTTAAACTCTTTCATGGGGATCATCTTCTTAGTAGCCATTTTTCTTACCTTTCTTAGCGGTCTTAGCCGCATCCTTGAAGTCCTTAGCCGTGGGAGCACCCTTGGCTCCAACCTTACGCATCTTCTCGCCGCTACCGGCTTCAATGCGCTTACGCTTTGCGTTGATGTTTGCGTACAGTCCAGGTTTCATTAGTACCCCGCTATTTTGTCAAGGATAATGTATTCGTCTTCTTCGTAGTCCTGTTGATAGGACACGACAGCTAATTGGTCAATGTAAGACAAAGCATCCACCAGATCGTCGTGTACGCCGTTGGTGGGGAACATCATCAACTGATCCTTCAGTTCGTCCCAATCTTCGTCTTCATTAAAAGTGACACGACCGTGTTCCATGCGCCCTTGCAGCGCCCAAATAACACGATCAGTTTTCTTTTTGTTGCCGTGCGTAAGGTCTTGAATGTGTGCATAGATGTTGTTCTTTCTCATCAAGTCGTTGAGATAAGGCAACACAGCGTTCTTAAGCGCACCACGCTCAATACCGACAGCAATAGGCTCGTAGTCTCTGATAGTTTTCAGGATATTTACGGCAGTCTCTCGTATATCCCACCGACCATGAACAACTTTGTGTACGAACCAATCACCGTCATCTGTCACCTTTACGATAGCAATTGCAGATTCATCCAGCTTTTTCTTGGCAGCACTTGCGTTCTTTGCTACATCCTCAAACCCTGCCAAGTCAATAGCCACCACATAAGAACCATACTGAGGTTCTTTCCCAGTCTTGAACCATTGTTCCTTGAAGACATCAGCACCAGCGGTATCAAACGAAGACAAGTACTCCTGCTTGAAAGCAAAGGAGCTTAGTGTTCGCTTGGCTGCTTCAATTTCCTTTGGGTCAATCGTTTCGTTGTCTTGGGTGGTAAAGTGCCAAGACTTCCACTCTTCGTCCTCACCGGACTGTCCAAGTTGGAAGACATCGTAGAACCAGTTACGCCCAGACGGAGTGGAAATAAACAATGCTCGACCCTTGCGATCCGACAAAGCAGCACGAAGGATTTTCTCCCACACATCCTGCTTAATGAAGGCGCACTCGTCAAGCACCAGATAAGTCAAAGACACACCACGAAGGCTGTCAGGATTGTCAGCACCACGAACAAGAATCTTACGACCATTGAGAAGCGTAATCTCAAGGTTGTTCACATGGCTGGACTTGATGACAGGTCGTCCGAGGTCATGTAACAGTTCCCAGATAATTGACCTAGCTTGACCCATCGTAGGGGCCACATACATCACGCTAGAGCCTTCAGGGCAGTTTAAAGCCTCTATGAGCAGCGTAACCGCAGACAGTCGGGATTTACCACATCGACGGCCAGCAGCCACGATCTTGAAGCGAGTATTGTCGGTGAAGACAGTCTTTTGCCAGTTCAGTAGTTGAAAGTTTAAGGCTGTCATACGTCAATCACCTCATCGGACGTAGACACCTTGGGATCATTAAGACCAGAGATGTTGATGCTAATAGACGGCATTTGACCAGCTTGCTTGCTTTGGTCGAAAGCAGACACAGGGACAATTCTATCGACAATCAGCTTCCAAGCAGCAGCTTGGTGTGCATGTTCATCGTTAAGGGCAGCTTCGTATATTTTCTCTAAGACCTTAGCACTCTTAGGACTGTTCAACATCCTGAGCTTATAGTCATTGATAATGGCTGCATCACCTGGGGGACGACCACGTTTACCTAAAGTTCGTGACTTTGTTTCGACAAGGTCAGATTTAGACGGTCTTCCGATCTTATTGCCTGTTGGCTTGGTCATGTGTCTTTATCCTTTAAGGAGACAATCCTACATATAAGTACTTATAAAGTAAACTTATAATAATAATTATTAATAGTTAATATTATAAGTACTTATAATGTATTACTTATAATATTTAACATCTATGTCTTCTATGACTTCTATGTCTATAGAGTCCTTCTTTGCTTACATCATAGTACTATTATAACACAACTTTGTCTGTTTGTCAAGTCTTTTCTTCAACTTTTTCATCTTTTTTGTTTAGACGACCCTCTAAAGCCTCCCTTTCAGGGTGCACGTCTTCGGTCTTCTTTGTCTTACAATTTTACATAATATGTCCTTTTAGATCAACTACTTACATCTTCTGTCTTCTTCGGTCTTCTTAGGTCTATTTTTACTCTTTTGTGAACGCTAGTTTTACTTTTTGTGAACGTTGTAGGCTCCACCAAAATAAACTCACAAGCGCCAACCCCTCCCCCGGTGTCTTCATAGGCTGGCACGGATCTTGCATGGTCTTAGATCGTCAGTGTACTGATGAAGTTATCCACAGGATGTCCACATGCATCATTGTGCATTGCAGCATAGTGCCTGGCATGGAATTTGCATGGAACAAATGCGTTTGTCTGGCATGAATCTTGCAGGCGTGGGAGGCGCTGTAGGACCCTCTGACGTAGACCTCTAGCGTTGCTTTTAAGCAACACAAAAGAACCTATCGAGTCCAAGTTCATCATTGAAAAATACAATAGACCCTACACTTGCGTAGGACATTGAAACCTGATACAGTCACTACATCGATAACGCAACTGGAGCATACGCACCATGGAAATCACCTACATCATTCGCAGCAGGGCCACCAATAAAATGATTGAGGCGCACGACAGTCTTAGCCTTGCATGGGCACAATCAAAGGTAGAGACTCACAACTGGCTGTACCCTTACGATCAATGGTTCATCAGCGAAGAACAAATCTAAGGGTTTATCCCTATAGACTACACAGACAGCACAGACACAATCAGTACACCATCAACCTACAGAGGATCAACACCATGAACTTTGACCACTACGAATACAATGTTGCATCGCACTATGCATCCGCCATCATCAATGGCGACTGGACTGGCTTGGATGATAGTGAGACTGTAGAACTGCAAGCATGGCTTGAGGACGTACTAAAGAAAGCAGAGAACCTGGACGTACACGAGGACGCTGGATTCTGCCGTGATGAAGTCACCGGCCTGATGGCCGATTGTGTTACCATTCGCGCATACTTCAGAGTTTAATCATCACATCAATCAACAGAGGACAACATCATGCCTGGACTCAATCACTCAAACATGTTTGACATCGTAGAAAGCAAGCGTTGGGTCTGCAACGATGGCCGCACAGCGTCTATCTATGGCGCAGTGCCGTGGATGTCTGATGACGAGCGTAAAGAGTGGACTATTCAGATTGTCGGGTGGACTGTGCAGCACAAGAAGACCGGCACCGTAGGCATCGGCCGCATGCCGTGGAAGACTCTCAAAGAGGCCGAAGACTGGCTGTACGGTCGCTGACAGTTTCCACACCTAGGGGCTGCGCTGCGGCCCTTATCGTGGGCACTGTCGCCCTTCATCGGCCCATCATGGGCAACACTGGAGCATTCAATCATGGCAATCCGTATCAGTGTCACATCCAAGCTCGACGGCATCCGTTCGTGGTCACTCCAAGCCCTTGATACCTGTCCGGGTTCCCTTGCGTCACCGGGTGTCTTAGTTGACGCATGCAAGGGGTGTTACGCCACAACAGGCAACTATCGGTACCCGAACGTTAAAGCGCCGCGCATTGAGAATCGGGAAGACTGGCAGCGCCTAGAATGGGTGGACGATATGGTCAAGGCATTGGACTCCGACCGTTATTTCCGATGGTTCGATTCGGGTGATATGTACACTCTAGGGCTTGCCGAAAAGATTCTCGAAGTGATGAAGCGCACGCCATGGGTCAAGCATTGGCTACCGACTCGCATGCACAAATTCCCTAAATTTCAAATGGTTTTGTCTGAAATGCAAGCGCTGCCCAATGTCATGGTTCGCTTCTCGTCGGATAGCGTGACTGGTGACTTCATCCCTGGCTTGCATGGTTCCGTTATCGTGCCCGATGCTAACACTCTTCCCGATGGTGTTACACTCTGCCGTGCATACGAGAATGCTGGCAAGTGTTCGGGATGTCGCGCATGTTACGATAAGACAGTGGACGTTATCGCGTACCCTGCCCACGGTGTCAAAATGGCTAAAGTCATTAAGATTGTGAAAGGTTAAAATCATGGACGCACCAGATACAATTCGCGTTAAACACATTGTCCGCTATTTCATATGGGACTATGATGAAGATGATGGAGAATTTGAATTAATGGAGGTAGACGAAGCGCAATTCTTGGACTATGATGGAAAGATAAGCTATGAACGGCACACAGTCCGAGAAAATGGAGTCTCTCAAATTGTTTTAACTGCTGATAGGTACTGAGCATGAAAAAAGATACAGTATTCGGGTCAACTATCGTTGACGCTGTCGCCCTGGTGATTGTCTTCGCTGGGCTAGGTGTCTTGCTTGCTGGAGGGTTCTAAATGTATGCTGTCGTGTTTAAGTCAACTGGCATTGTTGCATACCGCAACAGTGACCGGACACAGTGCAAACTTTGGGCATTGTGGAATGATCACCCTGACGCCAATGGTGAGCCGATGGGACTGTTTCACATTGTGAAAATGAAAGGCTAACATGGAGTTCGTCTATTCTGTCGGCACCTTCGACAAGGTTGTCCACGTATGGCTTGTCCACAATCCTGGCTTTTATGAGCTAGAATTGATAGACTATGACACCGGAGAAACCCTACAATCCCGAACATTCGAAGGCTTGGAGGAAGACGCAATTGAGGAATCTAGGCAATGGCTAAAGACAATCTAGGCAAGGAAGGGGTCAGGAAGGCCTCTAGAAGGCCCGTAGAGGCGCTATCGTGGGTCGGGGAATACCAAGGTAGCCTGAAGCGTTGTTCATTGCTGAAACACTGGCCTTTTCCAACCTTCAAAGGTCAACCACTGGAACCCGTGAAGCATCCGAGACAACCTAGGGTAAACCCTGAGTGGTCAGATGCTCTGTTGTAAATAAACAACACTTGAAAGGAATCACTATGCGCTGTCAATGCTGCAACAAGAACCTGAACGATTATGAGTCAACACGCAAGCATGCCCTTACGGGTGCTTACCTTGACCTATGCAACGGGTGTTTCGCTGAGGTGTCCACAATGGCCGATGTGCCTGTCACGACAAGGGAAGACCTTGCGAACTGTGTGGACATTGAAGAGCCTGTTGACACAGACACAGAAGACATGTACAATGATCTATATAGAGAAGACAACATAAAAGAATAATGTTATAAGATATTTATAACATTTAACTGTTAATGTTAACTTTTAAGAGGAAATCATGCACGTTGACGACGATCTGAGCACCCTGGAAGGGGAATATCTGAGGTCTCTAGGTGACAATCAAGCATTTCAGGAAGAATGCTACTACTTCGGGACTGTCCATGCCATTGTCGATTTGATGCGTCTTTATGGGTTTGATGTCGTGATGAAAGACATAAACCGTGTGATGTCTGAGTGGGACGATGATCTATGATTGTCTTATTGTCAACTGTTCTTGTGGTGGTCTTATCATGTCTGATCGAAAAGTAATCAAGATTCAAGTCAAAGGATGTTCAGATGGTCTGTTTTGGTACAGCCAGCACATCGGTGAGCAGTTCGACGTGGTGTGGTTTGACCCTGACGAGGCTGTATTCTGGGTTCGTGAGCGTGACCAATACAGTGCACGCAACTGGATCGCTTGCAGGGATGCGGAGGTGATACAATGAGTGCATGGCTGATCGCTGTAACGGGCTTGATCTACCTCGGCGTAGCCCTGGAGCAGCTGTACAAAGGCAATACGCCTATGTTTGTCTGTTACATTGGCTACGCATTCGCTAACATTGGACTCTATAGGATGGCATCGTGACCTTTATCTTTGAAACCTACATGGGCGACTGTTTGGTGACGGTTGAGGCTAAGATTCACCGGAACTACCGTGCTGATATCGTCTGCCTGACCATTGACGACAAGGAATTCCCTGTGGACAGCCTCAACGCCAAGGCACTGCAACGCCTGGAAGACGAAGCAGACGAGAAGGCAGCAGAGGTGCAGAATGAATACTAAAATGCTCACGAAGGTACGCAAGCTGTGGAATAACCCTAACGCCAGTGCGGAATTAAACCGTGCTAACATGCGAAAATGGGTGAAATCTGTTAGAATGTTGGGTTCTAATTGGCTTTTGGCTGTTCCTGTGGAGAAGAAGACATGAAAAGAGTCGATATCATTGCATTGGTTCAAGAAGTCATTATTGCTAATCCTAACCCTAATCCTCTTGACTTCAGGCTGACCAGCCTAGAGCAGATTGAGCACTTTGTAGAGCTTGTTGCTGAGTTTGTTAGAAAAGAGGAGAGACAATGACCCGGGACGACATTATCCGCATGGCACAGGAGGCGGGCATTACCTACGAACTTGTTGTCTCAGGTTGGGGGCAGCATTGGATTGACATCCCGGTGCATTTTGAACGCTTCGCCGCCCTTGTTTCCGCCGCCGAGCGTGAGGCAATAGCTCAGATGATTGAAGACGCCCCACCGCTAGTCGAGTTTTCTCAAAACGATAAAGGTGGCTGCATGGTTTGTGGATTCACACCAAAACTAGCCTCTGCCGCCATCAGAGCAAGGAGCGAAAGTTGACAGAATCTAAGTTCGTGAAGCACATTGAATGTCCGTCCTGCGGCAGTTCAGACGCTAATGCTCTGTACGATGACGGTCACACTCACTGCTTCGCTTGTAACACTACGAGGGTAAGCGTGGAAGACACTCAACAAGCACCGAAACCGCCCAAGGCTAAGAGCCTGAGCGTTAGCGGCACTGTCAGGGGCATCCCTGAGCGTGGTATCAATCGACAAACCTGTGAAAAGTTCGGAGTCCTGCAAGATGATTCAAACCATTATTACCCGTATCTTGACAATGATTCTTCCATCGTCGCTTACAAGGTCAGGAATGTAGAAGAAAAGAAGTTCTCCATCCGTGGAGACTTCCAACAGGCTAAGTTGTTTGGTCAAAACCTGTTCCATCAGGGAGGTAAGTATGTCACTTTGGTTGAAGGCGAACTGGATGCCCTTGCTGCTTACCAACTTACCGGGAGTCAGTGGCCTGTTGTGTCTATCCGTAACGGTGCTAACGCAGCCCTGAAGGACTGTAAGACACAGTTTGAGTGGCTGGACAGTTTCGAGAACATTGTAATCTGCTTTGATGCTGATGAGCCTGGACGCAAGGCAGCCAAAGAAGTGGCTGAGTTGTTTGGGCCTAAGGCGAAGATCGTAAAACATCTGTCGGGGTTCAAAGATGCTTGTGACTACCTCATTGCTGGCGCGACTAAGGAATTTGTTTCAGAGTGGTGGAAAGCAGAAGTCTATGTACCGGACGGTATCGTTAACTCGGCTGATCTGTGGGACTCTGTTAGCACTCCCGAGCAGCCTGCTAAGGCGCATTACCCGTGGAAAGGACTGAACAAGCTGCTGTACGGCATCCGTGACGCTGAACTGATTACTGTCACAGCCGGATCAGGCTTGGGTAAGAGTCAGTTCCTACGGGAAATCCTGTACGGACTGCTCAAGACTACGGACTGGAAGATCGGAGCTATGTTCCTAGAAGAGTCTGTACGCAAGACAGCACGAAGCATCATGTCAGTACACGCTAACAAGATGCTACACTTGCCAGACACTCCAGTGACCGGCGAAGAACTGAAGGATGCCTTCGATGCGACTCTGGGAACCGGGCGTGTATTCCTGTTCGATCACTTCGGGTCACTTGAGATTGAGAATGTGCTGAACCGTATCCGGTACATGGCCAAGGCTTTGGACTGTAAAGTTGTGTTCCTGGATCACATCAGTATCGTGGTGTCAGGGCAGGACTTAGGAGACGAGCGTAAGGCCATTGACAACCTGATGACTAAGCTGCGGACACTGGTACAGGAGCTTGGGATTACGTTGTTCTGTGTGTCTCACCTTCGTCGTCCTACGGGCAATGCAGGGCATGAGGATGGACAGGCAGTGTCGTTGTCTCAGTTGCGTGGATCAGGGGCCATCGCTCAGTTGTCGGACGCAGTGATTACACTGGAGCGCAACAGCATGGCAGAGGATCACAATGACAGGCACACGACAAAGGTTTCGGTGGCCAAGAACAGGTACAATGGCTACACCGGCCCTGCGTGTCATCTGTTGTTTGATACTTACACAGGCAGAATGCTTGAGGTTGAGGAAACATTATGATGGACATAGAATCACTCGTGGCTCGGGTGTGGGAACTGGAGGGGAAGTATGACGAGCTACTAAGGAATCACCAGAGTCTAATCCACGAGTATGAAGAACTGAAAGCCAGATATGAAAAGGCTAGTGCTGGACATCGAAACATCGACGGATCACCGTACGATTCACTTGGTAATCACTAAAGACATTGACAGTAAAGAGATAAAGACATGGAAGGAAGCCGCGACCCTCGGGGCGTATTTAAAGGACGCTACGTTAATAATCGGCCAAAACATTCTGGCGTTCGATGCACCGATCCTAAATCGTACTTGGCAGACGAGGATTCGTTTGAGCCAATGCTACGATACTCTAATAGTGTCAAGGCTGCTAGATCCGAGTCGAGAGCAAGGACACAGCCTGGAGGCATGGGGGAAGACACTCGGGAAGGAAAAGATTGACTACGCTACACGCTGGGAAGAACTTGCTGGACGGAAGCAGGCTTACAAGGGTGAATGCTTTGACAATCCTTTTCCTGACCTTCTGGTGGAATACTGTACGGCAGACGTAGAAGTCACTGAACTGCTGTACCGTAGGCTGACAGAGGAAGTCACCCGCAAAGAGTTCAGTCAGGAGTCTGTTGACCTTGAGCACAAGGTAGCAGCCATCATTGCGGAGCAGGAACGAAATGGTTTCAAGTTGGATCAAGAGTACGCAACCCTGCTACTTGTTGACATCAAGGGAAGAATGGCAGAGGTATATGAGTCAATGCAGCAGCGATGGCCATCCTACGAAGTCCCCCGAGTCAGCGAAAAGACAGGAAAGCAACTCAAGCCGTTGCTGGTTACTTTCAACCCAGGATCACGCAAGCAGATCGGAGAAAAGCTGATTGAGCTTGGGTGGAAGCCAGAGAAGTTCACCGAGACAGGACAGCCAATGGTTGACGAATCCATCCTGTCGAAGATCGAACTTCCAGAGGCTAAACTGATCGCTGAGTATCTGATGCTACAGAAGCGTGTGGCACAGATTGAGTCTT